TCTGTGTCAGCCCAAGTGCCAGCATTATCAACGGTTCCATCTTCATTATATGTGCGACCTGTTTTTATGCTTGGATGCAGAACATGCCGATGAAAGTTGCGGCTAATCTCAACGCCATCACGCTTGATGACCGTTGCGGTGCGTACCTGTACATGCTTGTGGTCGCCAACGACTTCAATCTTGTCTTCTAGTGTTTCTTCTGTCAGTGCCATTTTTATCTCCTATGGTTGGACTGTCCGACCCTCACCTCTGGTGGGATTATCCTGTTCTATACAGACCGTTAAAGCGTAGGTGTGCGCCGCTAAAAGTTGACAGCGAAAGAGTTCCACCACCGTTCCCATAAAAATAAGCTGAAGTAGTTTGCAATTGTATGCCCATTGCAGCAGAAGTAGACGCTGTCGTGTATGTAAGAGTTCCGCCACCATCATGATTAGTTGTTACCGTGTAAGGCAAACCGCTTATTTGAATAAAAGTGCTGTTCGTATTAGACGGCACAACAAGTTGACAGTTTATGAAAACCATCCGGCCTATTTTTGTGTAACTCGCAAACACTGAAGTAGGTGTTAAGCCGCCATTCAATGTGGGCACCCAATCGCCTTCTTCGTAGTCATCCAGATGATTAGCCGACGCAGTGCCGCCAAGAAAAATGCCACCTTCGTTTACTATTCTTCCTGCGGTTGCAACACGAATGTCACCACCGTCTTCAATGGTCATGCGTTCTGTGTTGTTTGTACCAAGAGTAAGATGGCGGCTGCCCATTGTTGCAATCTGGCCTGAAGCCTCTTGAAAACCAACATAACCCAAAGTCGTGCCACCATTGTTACTCACAAAAGTAACCGCGCCGCCGTGATTTGTACCAGTGCCAGCAGAGCCAACAGTAATTTCAGTTGTGTCACCGGAAAAATTGAAGTGTCCTGTCGTACCCACCAGCAGATTGCCGCTGCCGTCAAGGCGGAGGCGTTCTGAACCATTTGTAAAAAACTGCATGTAGTTATCGGTCTGTCCAGAATAATCAGTCCGATAGGTTATGCGTCCATCTTTGTTGCCGTCGTCATCTTTAAAGTAAATGGCACACTCGCCGCCATCACTTGCGGCTTGCATAGCAAACTCAGGGTTGTTTGCGTTCAAATGCAAGAGTTCGGCGGGAGCCGCAGTACCCACGCCCACCCGATTGTTAGCCGCATCGACATGCAGCGTGTTGGTATCAACAGTCAGGTCGCCCGTCACAGTTAGCGCATCAATAGGGTCCGTCCCATTCGCAAAAGCGCCAAGCTGCTTGGTCAATTCTCGCATTGAGTTATTGACGGCGCTGGGAAGCATACCTTCGGCAATGGAGATGCCGCCGATGTCGGTGTTGTTCCCGGCGGTGGTGCCGTCGTAGTCGGCGATTTTATCTTTCGACATTATGCGTTCTCCAGTGCGGTCAAGCGTGTCTCAATATCACCAAGCCGCTGCTCAGTAGCTGCGCCTACAAACGCCAGCAGTTCTGGGTAGCGGATGCCAAGCCGTGTGCGCTGCGTTGCGCCGTCTGGTGCTTCGTCTGCTGTATGGTAAGTGTCGATGCGGATGTAGGCGTCCTGCGCCTCAATGCCAGCTTCTTCGTCAGCCTCGACAGCAGCTACCTCTGTGCTAGTTTCCCACCAAGTATCACTACACCAGAAGGCATAGTTGCTTGCGTCAAGGCCAGCATCGGTCATTGCCGTCTGCACTTCTTGTGCAATCACACCGGCATGAGTACGGGCTGCATCACCTTCTTCTGAAACCCTGTGCTGCCATTTAAATGTCTTAAACAGCTTGCTGATGGCCTTTGCCGCCGTCATTTCGGCAGTGGTCAAACTAGCTATCTGTTCTTTTTCGTTTTGGTCGGATGTTTGAATTGTGGCGTTGGTGGCGTAGATATTTAGAAATCTTGCACTGCCAGCACCTAAGTCCACATTGCCATCATTTTGAGAGCCATTGAGACGAGGCGTAATATTGGCTGTCGCAAAAGTTAAGCCAGAGTGACTGGAGGTTTGACAGTCTATGAAAAAATTATCACTATCTGAAACACCAATACTCCCCACAGCACCGTTTGCTTTTCTAAACTCTAAAATAGTGCCATCAGACGTATTACGGTTCAGCACCAGAGCCTCTTGCCCACTAGACGTAATAAAACTTTTGTCTGCACGAATGTTTGCGCCAACCGTTGTAGAGTCGTTGCTGGTTTTGCCGACTAGCAGTGCGCCGCTTCGGTCTATCCGCATTGCCTCGCTTGGCGAAGAGCCAGTCCGAAACACCATTTGAGCATCATTTGTGCCGGTGGTGCTGGCCGTTGCGTCGAGGAACATCGCACCTGCATAGTTGGTGTAGGTGCTGCCAAAAAGCTGGATGCCAGCGCCAGCAGAGCCACCCTTCAATGTAATCTGTGAGTCAGTTCTGTCGCCCTCAATGTCAAGTGACGAAGAGGCGACTTGCGCCACAACAACAGCACCCGTTCCCGCTGGATCGATGTTCACGTTGCCATTCGTGTCTGTGGACGAGATGGTGTTGCCGTCGATGCGGATGTTGTCGACGTTAAGCTGATCTGCCGCTGGCGTCTCAAGCGCCACCGCGCCGGTGCTGACGTTTTTAAGGTCAGTCATAATTTCCCGCAGCGCGTTATTGATCCCGCTCGCGGCGCAGCCTTCGGATATGTCAACCGACTGCACGTCCGTGTTGTTGCCGGACGTTGCGTCGTAATCGCGGATCGAGTTTTTGGCCATCAGGTTGTTCCTTCATTATCGTGCGTGCAGTTTATCACGGCTCGCGGGCTATGGCACTATGGGGCCGAGTAGCATTTCTTGAGCGCCCGGAGCAAGCTGCTGGCTTAACAGTCCGGCGGTGGCTGGCGCTCTTAACATGCCGCCCACTGCGGGTATTGCGGCCCTGCTTAGAAAACGTTGCCCCAGAGGGGTATATAGTCCGCGCCCAGCAAGCCCCAAACCCAAAGCCCCGACTGCGCCCTCTTCCGTCATGCCAAACGGTGTGCCACCGACGCCGCCAGCGCCCATCAAGGCCATAGAGCTAAGAAGGCGCGGCACCGTGCCGCTCTCTGGCAAGCCGCCGCCCATAACTCTTTTAAGAGTTTCAACGGGGCGTTGCATCCTAGCCTCGCCCGCCTCAAGGCGGCCCAAGCCAGTCGCCCCAGCCCGTCTTTCTTCGGCGCGAACAGCACGCAGAGCCTGAGCCGGTGTAAAGGCGCTTTCGTCAGCCATAGCCGCCGCGCGGCGAAGCGGCACATACTTGCTGTATGCGCTATCTAGTTTTTTAAGCCGGTCCGCCCTGTCGGGAAATTGCTTTGCAAATATATCGAGCAGCGCCGCATCCACCTCGTCAATCGCCTCGGCTCTTGCAAAGTTATTTTGCTTAACAGCGGACGTGGCGTCCGCGCCTAACTTTGACTGGATGGTCTTGAGCGCTGCCGCTGATATCGTGTCGTTTTCATCGGCAGCGTCTGTCAGGCGGTCAAGGACAAGTTGCTCAAGATCAATCGCCGCAGCCTCTTGCTCTTTGCCCAAACGCTTCCGTGAGGCAGCCACCGCCTCACCAACAGCGTCAAGCGTCTCATCGTCTAGCTTTATTCGCGCATCGGAAAATACGTTTTCATAAGCCTTGCGTATTTCGGCCCTAGCCCTATTCGCCGCAGCGCGCGGCGTCATAGTTACAGGAATTGTAACGCCTATATCTTTGAGCGCTCGGTTGTAAAGAAAGGCGGGTGACTGCTCAATAGCCTTTCTTTGAGCCGCCCTGATGCCAGCGCCCATAATAGGGAAAGATGTAAGAGCCTCTTCTGCTGTCTTAATCCCGCCGCCGTAAAGCTGTCCGGGGGTAAGGTCTATGCCAGCCGCGCGTAACGCACGCTGCGCCGCAGGAATGGCAGGGGTAACAGCGGAGCCAGCAGCCCCTATTGGTGCGCCGACCATCATTCCCGCTGGGATGCCACCAGCCTCTTCCGCATACCCAGCGCCAGCAAGCGCGCCAGTTGCAGCGCCTGTACCCACAACAGCTTTTGTGCCTGTGCCTAAGAATTTAAGAAGGCCGCCCGGAGCCAAGAGGGAAGAGCCAATCTCAGCGAAATAACTTTCTGCTGTTTTATCATCTCTAAATTGAGCCATCTCGGACCTGATCTTGTCACGAAGTGCGGTGTACTCCTCGTCACCAAGTGACCCAAGAAACGCCTCAATCTCATCACCAAATCCAAGTGTTAGCCCTTGAAACGCTGCGCGCCCCATATCCTTGGCGTAGTCTTTTGTCATGCGCTCTTGTGCGCCCCTGATAAAAGGCTCACTAACACCGCGAACCAGACCGCCAAACAGTTGCTCCGCTGACGGCTTTTGCTGATCCATATATGTGAACTTCATTCTTCAATCTCCGCAAATTGGCCGCCTATGTATGCAAACCCTGTCAAGCCTGCGGCCTCCGCCTCAGCCTCGTTATTGTATATGTATGGGTTTGTGCGAGAACCTTTTTTAGGCAGCTTTGTGGGAACGACGCGATCGGCATCAAATTCGTAAGCTTCAGAAAGCCCCCTGTAAAAGTTTTCTCTTTCTTCTTGCGCGGCAAGGGCTGGTAAAAACAATTTGCGACCAGAAGAAATAAAATCAAGCCTTTGAGCGGGCGTGAGGCGTTCGCCAGTCAAAATCCTGTTCCAAGTGTTTCTGATGCGCTCTGGGACGCCAGCGGCGTTTGATGCGCTTGCTTGCTCACTCTCTCTGACAACCGATGTGGGGTCTAGCACTTTCATGTAGCCAAAAATAAGAGCCAAATCTTTGGCCGCACTAGGCTCTCCAAGGGAAGATTCTTGCAGCTTTTCAAAGCCAAGCTTTGCGGTTACAAATTTATCACTTTCTCCATCGTATTCTTTGCGAAGGGTGCTTTCTCCTTTGACATCGGGCAGAAGCGCCTCTGCTGCCTTAGTTTCAGCCGCTATTGTAGCCGCCCTTTCAGACGCCCCGATTTCTCTGCGCCTCAGATCAAGCTGGTCTCTTCTGTATTGAGCCAGCGCTTCGTCCATCCTCCTCTGCCTTTCGGCTTCCGCTGTCGCGGCTTCTCTCGTCACCCGCGCCTGCTCGGCCTTCGTAAACGCCTGCAAGCCAGCCGCGCCCATACGCGCCAGCCCCTGACCCAAAGATGTTGGCGTCATTGACGGCCCGCCATACTCAAGTCCGGTCAGCGCTGCCGCCGCGAGACCTTGGCCTGTCGGTGATGTCAGTGGCTGACGGAAGGCTTGGCCAATGCGCTGCATAGGGCCGGGCGGAGTGCGTAGTTCGTCCCGGCGCATAGCCGATGCCTCAAGTGGCATGATCGGCCTTAGCGCCGCGTTCGCTTGCGCCCTTGCGGCGGACTGCTGTGCTGGCGAAAGGGACATTGGCGGCACAACACCGCCGGGCGCGTAGTATTGGTCTGTGCGCCGCACCGTGGCTGCTGGCTGCGGGAAGCCCTGAAGCAGCAGTTGGTTTGCTCGCGCCGGGGACATAAACCCAAGCTGCACAGGCCGTGTCATTCTGTTTGCCATATCTTACCCCAACAATCCTGCGACTGCGCCTAAGCCAGCGCCAAGTCCGCCGCCCATACCCGGTATCATTCCGGCAAGCTGCGCGCCGCCCATTGCGCCAGAAAGCGCCGAAAGCGCAGGCTGACGATACACCGGCTGCATCGTCTGGCCGCCAACCGTGCCGCCAGCCACCGTTGCCATATAGTCCGCCAGAGCCGCGCGAGGTGCCTCCTGCTCGAACTGGAAGCGCTGCATGCTGGCAGCAAGTTCTGCCTGATCCTGCGCCTCGCGTGCCGCGCCGACCTGCGCCAGCGTCTGAAGGTCAGCCTGACCAAACTGACGCGCGCCGGGTGCCTGTGCGATGGCGGCCTGCTGCGCTTCATACGCCATCGGCGCAAGTGCCTGTCCCAGTGCCGCCTGCTGGTAGCCTGAGCCGTAGCGCCCGGCCTTTGATGCCTCGGCCTGCACCGCCTCAATGGCTGGCCTGAACGCCGCCGCCATCAGCGGGTTTGTGCCGGTCAGGTTCTGCATCACCACGTCCTGAACCGCGCCGATGAAGGGTGAGCCGGTGATTGCCTGCTGCCGCAAGCCGCCGAGTGCCATCTCGCTTTCAGGAGAGAAGCCAACCGTTGTCGCGCCGGGGTAGAACTGCTGCGGCTGGCCGTACATCTCTTTGGCCTCAGAGAGACCAAACTCCAGAAACGGCTGCGCGTACTCCGGCGCTCCGGTCTGGCTTGTCACCGTCCTTGTCGTGCTTCCGCCTTTACTCATCACTAAAATCCTTCATCAGTACCACCGCGCTCTCGCGGTAATCTTTGAGTGTGCGAGACCAACCCCTACGCCCGATGATCTCCATCCCGTCGCACCCTTGCGTCTTGGCCCACGCACTGAGTGCAACCTCCGCTTGCATTAATTCGTCTAAGTCGCCGCCCGCAAGCCAAATCCGGCACATCGCCTTCTGCGGGTAGTCAACGATTTCTGTCACTATAGCAGACCTTGACAGAGGAAAGAACTGGGCTTTCCCCTCGGCTATAGCGACAGCCACGTCGTCTATCGTGTGCGACCCGCAAGCATACTCCAGCGCGTCCTCGATGTAGCGCTTGCAGCGCTGCCAGTGTTCACTCATCCTGTATTCACCCGACAATAAGGTAGGCGAACTCCTGTGCGTGGCCGTGGTTCTTGTGTCCAATCTTCATCGTCCCGTCAGTTGATGTCGATTTGATGTACGGCTGGTGATGCTCAGGCGATCCGTTGATCGCCGTAAAAAACACCACGCTTTCTTTTGAGAAGCGCGGGTCCGTCTTTGTTGTCTCGACCACGTTCGCCTGAAGCGTGACATAGTCCCAGCTATTCAGTCCGCCATTAATCGTGCGGTTAAGCAGTTCGGCAATCTCTCGCGTTGTGGCAAGGATCGGGTTGAGGATGCGGAAGTTACTGACGCGCGTCGTCATCGCCTGCCCACCTGCCTCGCCTCAACGTCCATACCTTGCGCGAATGACCACTGCCCGCTCAGGTTCATGCGCGCGCGGTGATACCGGCCCTGCGCCCTGAACGGCGCGAAGCCGTCGTCATTCGGTGACTGCGCCGTCGTGAATGTCGTTGTGTCGGAGTGCAGCCCGCGCGTGCCGATCTGCATCGTGACGCTGCCGCCCTCGTGGTACGGATAGACGCGCGTGACCATATTGAACTTGCCGGTCGCCAGTCCGGCTTCCGCCGTCTCAATGGTTGCGGCGAGCGGGTCGCCGGTGAAGGTGTGTATTTTGTTGCCGACTGCGCCGCCGAAGATAAACTGCCCGCCCTTGTACAGCGCGCTGTCAAGAGACGCAGGCAGCGCGTCGATGCTGGTGTTGATCGTGTCTAGCTGTTCCAGAGTGTAGGCTGGCGTGAACATCGGCGCAATCAGACCGGCCTGCACGTTGGCGGTAGACCAGCGCCCGATTGCGTAGTTGTAGATCAGCAGCTTGTCGGGCTTGGCGTCGGTGCTGTTGTTTGACACATAGGACCAGACAGCGATCTGGTTCTGCGGGTCAACGCTTGATGTCATCCGCTCCTTGTGCGCGATGTTGAAGTCGTCGAAGAAGAACTTGTCCACCTTCTCGGCCCCGATGTTCTGGGATCGCTGGCCGTCGAAAGCATAGAAGCCGTCGTCGCTCAGATAGAAGACAGTGTGGCCGATGTTGCAGATCGACCCCGGAACCTGACAGCCGCGCGCCGTCTCGACTTTGTCAAACTGGAAAATCAGCGGCGGGCCGGAGTAGGTGGCGCGGACAATCGCGCGTTCCATCAGGATCGTGCAGTATTCGCCGCCGACCATCCCGGTAATGTTGCCAGCGTCAGGTATGTCTTGGAAGTCGGACTGCTCGGTGCCAGCAGTCCAGCTTGTGATGTCGTTGAAGCCCGACCACTGCACCCGGAAGGGAAGGCGGTTGCCCGACCCATCCTCTACGTTGCCCAGCCACACGAAATCGCGCACCACCGCGATGAAGTCAGCGTCCGGCGGTGAGCCAGCCAGATCGGCGAAGAGGCTGCTGGTGCCGAGCGTGTAGCGTTGCGGCGGCACACCAATCCCGCCGACTGCAATTACATCCTTGCCAAACTGCACGAACCGCCAGCGCTCTTCCGGCGCAGTCAATGTGTAGTTGCCGGACTTCGATATGTTGTCGAGGCCGCTGTCGCTGCTGTCGAACTCGTACAGCTTGACGCTGTCGCCCGCGAACAGCTTGACGTTTCCGTCATTGTCTTTCGCTGCAAACACGCCGTTTATGTCCGCGTCTGCCGCGCCGGAATACGCAACGAACTCAGGCAGGCTGCGATAACCGCCAGCCGCAGGGATGACGTTCTCGGCCTTTGTGACGCCGGGGTTCGAGTAATCGGGCTGATCTGGTAGGAACTCGCCAAACTGTATCATTGCTGGTGCCAAACCTCGCTGCCTACAGATACTTGCGACCAGACCTCAGAGCCTGCTGCAACATCTGTCCAAGTCTCTGTGCCGTCGGCGACTTCTGACCAGTCCTCGCCCAGCACCTTACCGCGCATTGTAGCAGACATTGATGCGTCAGCGGAACCGGACATGACGAAAACGCCCACAGAAGCGCCTGTGGCGTCCATAGCCACGCTTGCGCTACCTGTATCGAAGAGGACAGCAAGATACTCGCCAGTGGCCGTCACAGAGGCGATGGAGGCACCATCAAAGCCGCGTATGCGGTCGCTGTCGGATGCCACCGTGATTGCAACGCTGGCAGCACCATCCATCCGCGCGATGAACGCTGCGGTGGCGGCGACTGACGCAGCGCCTGTGACTGATGCGTCGACGCCTCGGACACGGTCACTGTCAGACGCGGCGGACATTGAGACCGACACAGAGGCGTCGAACAGGATTGGGAAGGTCGGCGTTGCTGTCGCCGACATAGATACCGACGCGCTGCCGTCGAAGTGGCGCACGTTTAAGTTTGCAAGCTGCTCCAGTGTGCCAAAGGTGTCGAGGGCATCCATCGTCCCCCAAGCGTCTAGCTGCTCCAGCGTCGGGTTAGACCAATCGACCCGCGTCAGCAAAAGCGCGCTATCCAGCGAATACGGAAGCGCGTCAATGCTGCTCGTGAAGTTGTCTAAATTTGGAGTGCCAGTAGCCACGGCATCACCTTATGCTGCGGTGATGTCGAGATCACCCGCTGAGATTTTCAGAACGTCGCCGGAACTTATCAACTTACCTGTCGAAAAGGCACCGTGGATCAACAAATTCCCGCTTGACGCCGCATCGAAGATACCGAAATGGGAGACCGTACCCCACGTTCCTGTCGCCGCAGCGAACTCAATCGCCGAGGTGTTGTCGGTCGTGCCACCAGAAGCCGCATCAAACGCAGCCGAGACGCGGCTGTAGTTGTTGCCGGTCAGTTCGGTGCCGCTGTTGTCGTCAGCAAACGACCCAGTCGAAAGTCCGATGTAGACCGTCGATGGGTGTGTGTAAGCCGCTGTTCCGAGAACGTGATCTAGGATTTTGTTCTCTAAGTAATCACTCATTGCAGACATTGTTTAACTCTCCACTGCTGCGTTTTGACGGGCGTAAATGCTGCTGATTTGCAGCGACCCCGTGCCGTAATGCGCGCGCTGCTCATCGACCTTGATCTGCTCAAGGGCGAGGTTGAAGCGTTGCAGATACTGCGACGCACGCTGTTCATCAAGCAGGTAAGCATACGCCTCTGCGAGTGATCCGTATAGGTAGGCATCGGGCGAGCGGGCCAAGATATTGTTTGTGGCGTTGCTGTCGGATAGCGCCACGATTGATCCGATATAGATAATCTCAGCAGTGTACCCGTCGTCCGGCACCGGGCGCAGCTTCATCTCGTCGCCGACAATGCTAAAGCCCAGAGGCTTGCCGGTGCCGCCGGACGAGAAGTTACTGTCCAGCGCGACAGGGCTGTAATAGGTCAGCACCGTCAGCGGTGTCGTGTTCAGCTTGACCTCGCGCACCTCGCGCAAGTCCGTCGGCAGCGCAATGTATTCGTCGCCGCTGGTCAGCGTCGCCGTGGCGCGCTTTTCCTGTGACCGTGTCTCCAGTTCGCGAGACATCGTCGCCTCGGCAAGCTGGATAAAGTCAGGGATGACGCTGGTCAGATCGTCACGCGCGAGGAAGTTGGCTATTGCCGCCTTCAATTCGGTGTAGGTCGAAATCGCCATTATAAATGTCCGCCGCCCGTTCTGAACCCTCGGTTTTCGCTGTCATTCAACCAAGCCTTCCACGCCTTTGGATTTTCGCGCATCGGGCCAAATTTTTCCAGCAAGTGATTGTACACCACGTTTGGGATTTCCGCCACATGCTGCATGTGACGCTGCGTGTTGCCAATCATTGAGCCGGGCTGATAGTCGTTCGACATCTGCTTGTTAAGTTTCAGCAGGCCGCCAAATTCTTGCCGCTGTTCAATAACAGAAGACCCGTCGCTGTTCTGTTGCAGGGTGACTTCCTTGCGGGTGCGCGGGTCGGTGTAGAGGTATCGCTTCATTTTGCCCTCATAGAGAAGGGGGCAGCCGAAGCCGCCCCCTTGCTAGATTAGGAACCGCTGAGATCGAAGATCGCGGCGTGCGCCTTCGGAGCAGTTGGCTTAAGCGACCACTCGCACAGGATGTGCGTGTC